GAAGGTGTCCATCGTCACCGGCAGGCTGGCGGTGATCGAGATGGTGGACATCTGGAAGTCGCCAGAGCCCACGCCGCACGAGCCGTCCATGCGCGGGTACCAGGGCGCTGCGGTCAGCAGGCCGCCGGCGTCGGCGTTGTCGCTGGAGTAGAAGCGCGCCCAGCCGGCGGTGCCAACAGCCAGGCCCGAAAAGCTCCACACCTGGTTGGAGGGCTTGAGGATGATGCCGTCCGACGGGCTGGCCAGGTTCAGACCGTTGACCGGCGCCACACCGGCGACACCGCTGCCCATGTTGACGTAGGAGGCCGTGACCGTGGTCAGCGACCCGGACACAGCGGCCGTCGTCACGCCGGTGCCAGGGCGACCCTTGATGGTGACCACGGCCGCATTGGCGCTGGCTTCCATGATGCCGTTGCGGTTGATCGCCGCGGCCAGCTTGGTGGCCATGGTGCTGGTTGTCTCGCCGCCTTCCACGGCGATCGCGCCGTCGGGGATGATGTTGAGGCCGCCCACCGTGATCGAGTTGATCGAGCCGCCGCCCACGCCGGTGATGGTCACCGTGCCAGTGGCGCGCGTCTCCTTGGTCAGGGTGCCAGAACTGCGGGTGAAGATGCCCAGCACCGTGCCCGTCTCGGCCGCGTCGGCGTTGGCCGGCTGCGCGCCGCTGAACACCTTGATGTGGCCCATGTTGAGTGCGCCAGCGAAGCCCAGGCCCTGAGCCATGGCGTTGACGAGGCCGGTTGAGAGTCGAATGGTCATGGTGGATCTCCTGGTTACCGTGAGTTGAAGGCCGTCCCGCCCTGGTGCAGGACCGCAACGAACCGCTTTTCCCCGCCCTGCGCGATCACTGCCGCGCCGGCTTGGGTGCCTGGGGCCACGCTCAGGTGGCCGGATGTGAGGTTGGTGAACGGCATGGCCTTGCACAGGCCGCGCTGCGTCCAGATGTAGACGCCCGTGGACTCGCCGTTCTCGTCGTCGTCGCGGGCCCAGCACCAGCCCGGCACCACGCCATACGTGGCCTGCTCGGTGAGGTTCTCGCCGTCGAAGGCGTGGATGGCGCGATCGGTGCCGATCAGCAGCGCCGTCTTTGTGGGGGCCAGCATGTGCACCCGGCCGGTGATGGCCAGGAAGTCGGCCGCCAGGTCGAACAGGTGAAAGCCCAGCGGCTGCGAGATCCACAGCGCGGTCATGTCGCTCGATGGGATGTACTGCGCCGCATAGAGCCGGCCGCGCCAGATCTGGATGACGGTTGCGCCCTCGGGGATCGGGTCGAAGTCGTCGGTTGCCAGGTCCAGGCCCAGCGAGTTGGGCGAGTAGTTCCACAGCCGGGCGGTGTCGTAGCCCTCGTAGGCCAGCTGGAACACGGTGGAGTTGGCCGGGGCGATGTAGGTGCGGGTCACCAGGCCATCGACCTGGGGGATTGCAGAGATCTGCAGCGCCTGCCCGGCCTCGATGTCGATGACGGTAGCCGACCCGGAACCCGTCTCGCGCCCGTCGGGCAGCAGGTAGGTGCACATCACCGCATACTGGCCAGGGGCGAGCGACCCGGAGACAGCGGCCAGCTGCGGCGTGCCTGGAACCGGCCAGGACAAGGGGATGACGCTGTTGTCGCCGGTGATGATCCCGCGATCGGTGCCGTTGTTGAAGAACACCTGGTCGTTGACCTCGGTCCAGTGCATGCGGGCTTGGCTGGTGATGCTGGCCAGCGCGCCGAGCTCGTAGGACTTCAGCGTGGCGCCGTCCACGTAGAACATGCGCTGGTGGTCGATCGTGGCGTAGGCGCCCAGGATCTCGCCAGCAATGTCCAGGGCATAGCCCAGGCGCGGGACGATCTTCCCGGCATCGGTGATGTTGATGTTGTTGGCCGCGGTGAACCACTCCAGGCCCAGATTCAGCGGGTCGGTTTGGTTGTTCAGGCCCATGAACTGGGCGACCTTGGGGCTTTTCATCACCATGCCCGGTTGTGGTGCTGGCGGTTGGCTTCGAGGTTGCGCCGGTTCTGGGCATTTGGCCGGATGCCAAAGTGCTCGGTGAACAAGGCTTCCTCGCGCGCCGCGCGGTTGGGGTCGTAGATTTCCGCGTCCGGCCGGCTGTAGGCGCGGTACAGGACCCAGTGGATCAGGTGACGATGGTGGCTGCGGTGGATCTCGGGCGTCTCGGTCGCGCTGTCCTCGATCAACACCAGCGGGGTGCGGTAGCACTCGATGTGGATGACGCCGGCCGCCGACGGTTTGCAGCCGAGCTCGAGGCGGGTGTCGTCCTGAATGGCCTGGCGCGGGATGTCCACGCGCGAGCGCCAGCCGGGGTAGGCCCGGTCCTGCTCGGTCCGGTCGGTCAGGTGGAGCTCGTACTCGGTGGTGCTGCCATCGGGGATGAAGACGGCCCGGGTGATGTGCGCCACGGACTCGTGCAGGTCGTAGACCCTGGTGCCAGCGGTCACGGCGGCCGCGTCGACCACGATCTGGCAGATATCGGCGTTGCTGGACTCGAACAGCAGGCGCGCGCGGATGGCTGCCTCCTCCTGGGCTTCGTTGATCCACCCGCGCACCAGGACGGTGGAGGACAGGTAGGGGGTTACCTGGTCATCCGCATCCGCCCGGTACTGGGCAATCAACTGGCTCAGATCCATGTCACACCACGCCGAACTGATCCACCAACTGGGTGGCCTGGGCCCGCATCGCGCTCACGGACTGGTTCTTGTCCATCTTGATGCGGTAGTTGGTGCTCGTGAACTCCATCAGGCCGGCCTTGGTCATGCCCTGGATGGCATCGCGCACGTCCTGGAGGCGCTCCTCGGTGTCGTCGGCCTTCTTGACCGCCAGCGGGGGCAGTTCCTCGGTGATGGGGTCGCCCAGTTCGTACTGGTCGGGGTGCTGCAGGAGCTTGGCCGCGATGGCGCTGGGCACCGGCTTGGTTTCACCGCGGTCCCAGGTGATGTGCGACTGGTAGGCGCCATCGGTGTACGTCTCGCGCTTGCCGATGTAGCGGATCGGGGTGTAGGCGCTATCCGTTGCCATGGTCTTGACCACCGGCGCGGGCGCTTCGGGCGCTTCGGGCGGCTGCAAGCCGGCCATGGCGTGCACGATGGCGCGAAACAGGTAGTCCTTGGACTTCTGCTCGGGCGGCAGTTCGGCGTAGGGCTTCACGCAGGGGTGCTGCTTGAGCTCGGCATTCTTGACTTCGCCATAGACCCAGCCGTCGGCGAGTTTCACGGCCAGCCAGGACTCGTGCGACTGCTCGGGGGTGGCGTCGGGGTTGGCCAGGTGCATGTCGACGCCGGCCAGGGCGCTTGCGCGCTGCCAGTCAGGGGCATCGGCCCATGCGGGCTGGGAGTCGTCACCGATGGAGGCGCAGTAGGCGCGGTTCACTTCATGGGCGACTTGGGCGATCTGGACGGGGGTCATGGTGCGGGTCCTGGTGGGTGGATGGAAGAAAGGGCCCGAAGGCCCTTCCATGCTGCTTCAACTCGATCAGGTCGCACCGGTGAGGATGCCCTCGATCACGAAGTCGGCCACACCTGCCGCGGCGATGTTGGCCCCACCCGTGGTCAGGATCAGGTAGGCATCCTTGGGCAGGCGAACCGGCGCCACCGCCAGGTTGTTCGCACGGGTGCGACCGATTGCGGAGAACGCCAGCGCGGCGAAGAAGTAATCCGCGTCCTGCGGCACCGCAGTGCTGTCGACACCATCGACGTACTCGAAGCCCAGGGCGCCGGTGACCGACGCCGTGAACAGGTCGCTGATGATGGCCAGGCAGTCCACCAACAGCATGCCGCTGGGCAGGACGCCCAGGCGCAGCTTGTCGCCAGATGCCACCGCCGTCGCCTGGTCCGAGTCGGTCCACACGCCGGATGCGTTGGTCGCCAGGCGGTAGATCAGCGCCGTCTTGTTGCCGTAGGGCACGCCACCGAACTGCTGTTGGGTGAGCACTTGTTTCTTGGTTGCAGTAGCCATGATGGGCTCCTATTTCAAATGGGGGGGTTGGTTGGTGCTGTGTCGGAGGGCCGGGGTTGAGCCGGCCCCCCTATTGCGATCAGGCGCCCAGCTTGACGGCCGTGTCGATGGCGATGACGCCATAGTCGGTGTACTGCTTGGCATCGCCGTGGTCGATCTCGAAGCGGATCTTCGAGCGGCCGTTGATCATGCCCAGCAGGATTTCCAGCTTGTCGCCGTGATCGAGCTCCTTCTCCGAGAAGAAGTAGGGCATGCCGGTCTTCACGTGCTTGCCCCAGGCCTCGGCCAGCGCCTGCCCACCCAGCAGCAGCGCCCGGTCGACCGCGTGGGTCGTCGAGAACGCGGCCGGCACCAGGTCGGTGGACGTTTCCGTCTCGCTGGTGTAGCTCGCGCACCACCGCAGGCTGTCACCGGCGTAGAAGCGGATCGGCTTGGGCATCTTGATGATCAGGATGCCGTTCCACAGACCCACGTCACCGCGGAACAGGGGATGGTTGCCGGCCTGGCTGGCGCGCGCCATCGCGTTGGCCTGGAAGGTACGGAACGCGCCGCTGTTGGACTGCTGGATGGACGTGTACTGCTCGCTGGAGCACAGCAGCACGCGCAGCGGGGCGTCCGCGGCAGCCATGTCGCCCTCGAACACAACGGGGGGCGGGGGCACGGCCATCGAGTCCAGCATCGTGCGCAGGGCGTCCACCAGGTCGGTGTTCATGACGTCCGTCGTGGCGATCGTGATCTCGCTGGAGCCGGCCTTGATGCCCTCCAGGCCGGAGCCCGTGCTCATGAAGTGGCGGTTGCGGGTCGGGGCCTTGACCGTGTTGATCATGATCTCGGCGAAATCCGGATCGCTGGCCAGCGGGACAGCCCACTCGATGTTGTTGTGCGAGCCACGTGCGCCGGCCAGGTGGACCAGGATCTGCTGGTCATTGAGGCGGTTCATGTAGTTCTCGCCCAGCGCGCGGCCCAGCTTGCGCAGCTGGTGCGGGGTGCGCTGTTGCGTCATCGTGTCGCCGGCCGAGATCGGGTAGCGCGCCTGGTTGATGCGCAGACGATCCTGGCTGAACGACATGGAGCGACCCAGGCCCTCGGCGTTGCGCGAGCCCATGATGGGTTTGCCGCCCATCGGGTTGATCAGGTCGAACGTGATTTCGTCGCCGGCCATCTTTTGCAGGTCCATGCAGCGAACGATTGGCATCTCGTTGCTGGACTGCTTGCGAATGGTCTGCTCCGCGTCGGCCTGCTGCGGGAACTTGCCCGTGAGGCGGTTCATGGTCGTGTTGCGCTGCATGTTGGCAGCGAACAGACCAGCCGATTGGATTTTGATGGCCTGCGGCGAGCCGTAGGGGAGATTGGTAGGCATAGGAAAACTCCTTCAAAGGGACCGGCTCCGCCATCCCGGCGGTGCCACACACACAAAAAGGCTCAAATGGCCTTGCTCAGCAGGGCCTGGATCTGCTCGGGGGATTTCCCGTCGAACATGCTCATCAGCCCTGCCTCCGACATTTCCAAGATCGCCTCGCCCTGGTCGTGGTGCAGAGCGCCGGCCGGAGGGATCTCCGACAGGCTGGACGGCACCCCGGTCTGGGCCTTGGCGATCGCGGCCGCGGCTTGCGCCCTGGCCGCCGCTACCGGGGCAGGCACTTGCGGCGCCGGCTCCGGGGTGTTCTTCCCTGTGGCCGCCTTGTAGGTGTCGAGCAACTCGTTGACCTCGTCGGCGGTGCCTTCCTTGAGCACGGCTTGGATGCCGGGCTGGGCAAACTTCGGTTGGGCATGGAACCAGGCGGCGAACTCATTGCTCGGCACGACCGACTCCATGTCCGGATGCTTCGCGTGGATGGCGGCAAGATGCTCCTCGGCCTCGGTCAGCGCCTGCTTCTGCTGGACGGGTGCCAGCGCAGCGTTGACCCTTGCCTCGACGACGGCTGCCACACGGGCATCCACCAGCTTCTCGACGCCCTTGGCGATCGCCTCCTCGGAGAAGTCACCGAAATCCGCCTTGATGGCCTCGGCCTGGGGGGCCGCGGCTGCCGGGGCGGGTGCGGCACCAGTTGCAGGCGCGCTTGTGAGCGCCTCCAGCTGCTGCTGCGCCTTCTCGGCGATCGTTTTCCAGTGCTTCTCACCCTCCCGCGCCTGCTCCAGCGTCTCGAACGGGATCGTGTGGACCCCATCCTTGGCCAGCACCACAGGCTTGGGAGCCTCGGGCGCTGCTGCTGCGGCAGGCGCGGGTTCAACCGGTT